TGACTAGGTTTGTAGCAGTTAAGAATGGGATCTGATTTGGTGCCAACGATAGGTCACCAGGAAGGACTCCAGCAGAAGGGGTTGAGCCATCTGTACTAAATTGAGTAGGTACAACAGATACTACTCCGCTTACTTGCTGAAGTGTGCTGATAAGCTGAGACACAGGGATGTTTGCTCCAAAGGAGTTATTGCTGTACTCAAATATTCCACCAGTTCCAAGAACAGCCTGGTAGATACCTAATACTACATCTGCATTCTTATATGCTGGATTTACCTTAACAGTCAAAGTTAGGTACACAGGAACATATACAGGAGGAAGAATATTTAGAGTTGTTCCTAGCATGATCTTATCAGTCATGTAGCTAGCTACAGTAGCCTTCAAAGAGTTAGACAGGGAAGTACCTACTACAGAACCCCAAGCGCTGGTAGGAGTTAGGTTAACGACAGTTCCTGCAACAAACGGATCTAATCCGCCTGTAGTTAGTGCGCCGGTAACTGCACTAGAGATTGTAAATGTATTGGCTCCAGTAACTGTAATAGCTTGGCCCTGCAAGTTATATGTGTACGGACGGATTCCTGAAATGTTTACTAGATCGCCTGTAGAAAAGTTGTGTGGATACTTGGTTGTGTATGACACAACTGTTCCTGTTCCACCGCTGCCAGAAGTTCCTACGTCAGTAATAATTGCTGAAGGTAGGCCCGGAGTTGGTGAAGTAGATCCTGCGGAAATCGGTTGGACGTAAAGGTTTACAGAGGTAAAGACATTTGCTGTAGCTGCTGCCTTACCTACGCCAAAAGCCTGCAAGGCAATATTTCCATAGTCAGCTAAAGTTACAGCCCTACCTCTAGACCTAAGAGATGCTTGAATCTTTGTTCTAATCTGATTAAGGTTATCCCCGTCAGCTCCGCCAGAAGCAGCTACTGAGTTTGTAACTGTAAAGTAGGTAGAGACTTGAGGATCTACGTTTCCAGGAACAAAAGAAATTTCAGTAATAGCTCCAGCTAATACGTTTCCTGAAGAACCTACGCTACTCCTATATAGAGAGCTGATAAGTTGTCCAGACAAAGGAATTGCTCCGTTAACCCCATCACCAAACTGAATGTTAAGGGTACCGTCAGCGTTCCTAACCGTAGTAAATACGGTGTCTTTAGGACCTGCCTCTAGTAGGTTATCTTGATATGTCCAGGTATTAAATGCTACTCCCTGCCCTACATAAACATAGATAGAGCTATCAATAACGCCTAGATCAATAATTGTATATGACTGGTTTGCACTACCGTCAGATGTTCCTAAGCTTAAAGGAAGAGCCTGGTTATAGGTGCTGTCAATAAGGTCAGGACGATCCGTATTTACGGTCTTTCCTTCATTAGCGTTTACAGTAACCTGTGCACCAGGCTGAACAGCTGTTGCTGCTTGAGTGGTTTCAAAATAAGCTAGAGAATATGGACCATAGGTAAGTGGGGCGATAACCTGCGTTCCCACAGGAAGGGTAACGGTGTTGGTACTTGTATTTGTAAAGGTTACATTAACTGTTGCTGGTACAGGTCCACTAGGATGGAAGTCATAAAGAGTGGCAAGGTTCAAAAGACTCTGCGTTTGAATAGCGGTTTGAATTGACGTCTCATTAGCAGCTCGGTCAAGGTAGTGAGACATGATGTCGCCCATATATGCAAAGGTCTCTACCAATACGTTACCCAAGTCTGAGTAATCGGTAGGGTTCCAATTGGTACCTGTAGCTGTGGAGATGAGGTTGATTAGGTCGGCCTTTAAAGAGTTAAAGTCTCTTGAGGTATAGTCAATTTGCGTCATGATCAGATTCCTGTTGGTCCGTAGTAGTTAAAGGTAGCAAGGCTAGAAGTTAAAGAGGCAACATCATCATTAGGCAATACAAGGCTTATAGAAACAGTGTCTACGCCTTCAAAGTCAACCCCCGAAACAGTTACCGTAACATCTTTGATGTCAGGGATCCAAGTTTTAATAGCGGACTTAATAGCCTGTGGTATAGCAAGTTTAGCATCATTATCGTTTTCAAACAAGGCAGATGCCCAATTTACTCCATAGGTAGGAAGCATAGGTCTTTGCCCTACGTTGGTGCTCAGTAGGGTAAGAACCCTATCAAGATATACTTTGGTTATGGTTTGGGCCTGATTGACCACACCTGTGTTTGGATCAACGCTATAAGGATAGCTTAGAGCTGCGGTCATGCTTGTACTCCAATCCATACTGGGTATTCAGGGTCCCCAGCAACAAACATAACCCATACAAGTTGCCCTACTTCAGGAACAGTTCTATGAAACGTATGCTCAGGGCGATTTGGGTTAGCTGCTGTACCGGCTGTAGTTCCCGGAGCAGATATCCCACTAGCAGAAGTATATGTACTTATTTCTTGAGCGTCAGTAGAACTGGCGTTTGAGTACGGAGATGAAGCAACAACTGTAGTGTTAGGGTTGTACATTGGGTGAACAGTTTGATGGGCGTGGTTAAGTTGACCTGTTGCCGACTTAGCTACAACGGTAAGTGCCGGAACAGTGACAGTTACTGTACCGCCTTGAGGATCTGCGCCGGATGCGCTTGTAGATGTGGTAGTAAGAAGAGCAGCAATCTGACTAGCAGTGTGGGGGTTATGGTCAGGATGATATGAGTTGTCGGTAATAGGTAAACAGGCCAAAGCCCAGTTAGTTACTTCTCCTCCTGTAGGCTGAGGAATTTGAACTTGAATTCTGCTTCTTCCGGTAGGGTCTTGGTTATTTATAACCTTGGCTGAGTAGATTCCGTAGAACCGTGTTCGGCCCATAAAGTCCATACCGTAGTCTGTCTCGTTTGGTAGCGCCATCACTTCACAACCTTACTGTTAGTTTTAGACGCCCATTGTACATTCTTTTTAATATTGTTGTTATTGGGCGCCTTTGCCTTGTTAGGGGTAGTTCCAGGCACTGCAGGAACTGCGGTAGGAGAAATGCCAACGTTTGCGCTATTTGGCACAGAGATTGTCGGAGGTACTAAAGATCTTAGGTTAGGGCTTGTCTTGTATTCAGATAAAGATGAACCCGAGGAAGTAAGAGACTGTCCAGCCAAGTCACTTTGAATGTCTCTTTGTTGTGCCCTTGTTGAAGCAGCTGGATCTACATCCCCAATAATATCTGTACCTACTTCTAACTCCATTAGGTAGTTTGCAGGCCTACCACCAAAACGGTGGGTTATAGATAATACGGTCCAATACCCAGACATGTTGTTAGGTAGGCCGTCTAAATAAATAGGATCAAAAAGCTTTATGGTTGGGTCAGGAAACAGAACAACAACAGCCCTATGTTGATACCTGTGGTTTTCTGCATAGTTAGATGCGATGGTTTTAGACTCTGTTAAGCTAGTTGCAACCTCGTGTACATGGTGCTTTTTAAATACAGAGGTAGGTAAATTCTTAGGACTATTATTAGAAAAGTTACTAGTCATGCTGCACCTTTCCAAATGAAGGAGAGGCAAAGTATTCTGGGTTAGGTATAACAACACCAGAAGTACTGGTCTTTGGAGCGTTGTATTTGTGTACGCTGTTAAGAACAGTATTTGTTTGGTGGTTTGTTCCAGTAATAACCCGGTCTACCCTAACCCCTGCTTCAGGAGATTGATCTGAAATAATTGGGTGGAAAGACAGGATGTCACCTAATAGTTTTCGTTCTCTAGGAACAGCACCAGCATTTTCATCATTAATGTAGTTAAAGTATGGGGCAGAGTTCTTCTTGCTTTGATAGATCTTGTCCTTAGACACAAAATAGATAGTGGTGTTTTCTGCAAGAAGCGTAAAGCCGGTCTGTTTTGCTAGGCGTCTCAGAAGCTGCCAAAAGCTTTCTCCAGAATGAACAATGGCTGCACGTTGACGTGGGTGCCTTTGTGTAACCGCCTCAAACCCAAAACGCTGGCAGATCTTAGTTACTACCTGGTCTGCAGTAACATTCTTGTAAACCTTTTGCTCAGTGTCTTTTAGAACCCAAGTAGCACCTACACAGATTAAGTCGGTATTTCCACCTTGATGGGTATTAGTTTGGTCTACGTGGTTTACATAGCCATTCCATACAACTTTTTTCTTTCCAGAAACCATAGTAAAAATAACCGGATCTCCGGATATGATGGCAGATCTTTTTAAGAAGGGGTTGCCTTTAAAGTGCAGGACTAACCTGTCATGCTGCTCTATATCTTGATGTAGCTCAGCACCTAGTAAGTGCAGATCCATATCAGGGGCTTTTGGAAAGGATACAGTAAAAGAAGCTTTGTAGCTTTCAGCTCTCCAAATAAATTGCTGCAGTCCTGGAGACAATGAGTAATTAGTTGCCATATGGAATCCTTATTTTAGTGCCAGGAGCTATATGGAATGGGTTTGTAATCTCAGGATTAATGTCCATAATTTCCCACCAAAAATTAGAACCCAACCCATACTCATGAGCAATTCTTCCTAGGCTATCCCCATCTCGCCACAGGTAATTTACATAGTTAATAGACTGATTACCAGGCCAGTTTCTAAAAACAGAGATCTCATAATCTCCTGTGTACTTATTTGGGGTTTGAGCCAAAGGCCCATCATAATAACGAGAGACTCTTTCTATCATGGACTTGTCGCCGTTCCGTTAGCAGCATCCTGCGCAGCCTTAATCTGAGCAGCTGTCTGACCCTGAAGTGCAGGAATTCTAGAGAAGGTAATACTTACAACGCTTAAGATAGGAACCATTCTTGCATCAAAGATAACGTGGTTAACACTGAAGTTAGCCATGGAGCCATAATACCTAAGGTTATCGTTAAGGTACAGCCAGCAAGGAACTGCAGTTGTGTACCCAAAATCTGCGCTTTCCCCTCCCCAACTACCGTTTAGAAGTAGAGGGTTTGCATCAGGGTCTCCATTAAGAACTCGATATAAGAACTCAATGTCGTATTCAGTGCCTCTATAAATGATGCCTTGTACTTCCTCTGTACTTAAAGAACGTCCGTACAAAGCAGTGTCTGACAAATCTAAGCTTGGGTTTATATTTAGCCAGTAGTTCATATCAGGAATTCTATTGATGTAGATATCAAAGCTAACCTGAGAATTACCGGCAAGAAGTGCCGCAGAGTTCTTTGGCCCTAAAGTCCAGTCAACAGAGTTATTGGTCGAGGTTTGGTATATAAAGGTAGTAGGGTTATACATAAACCTAAAGCCCCATTGGTTTACGGTGCCAAGCTTTTTACCTTTACCCGGAGTCACTTTATTTAAAATAGATGCCCCAAGACTATCTTGAAAGATGCGTCCTCTTTCAAAAGTTGTACCAGACAATTCTGCAAAGGTAGAGCCATTCCACCCATTAGTATTTGCAACTCTTTGGGCATACTGAGTATCTCTAGCGTACTTATGTGGAGGTGGATTCCACCTTACTGGATCGGTAGGTGGGCTGTAGGAAACAGCAACATCGTTATTTCCTCCGCTATTGCCACCACCGCCTCCACCGGCGCCACCACCACCACCGCCAGTGTTTCCTCCACCATTGTTAGCAGGAGAAGCACAGTCTCCTTTAGCATAAACAAGGTAGCTTGCAACTAAAGCTTTGTATTTGCTTCCATCTTTATCAGTAATAAGACCGCCTACTTTTGAAGGCTTACCACTTACATCTGACTGCCACTCTTGGAAAACAACAGTCTTAACTCCAGCTAAGCTAGTGTTTGGGGCCTTGTAAATTCCATGCCATTTCTGGTTGCAGTAGTCCCATACGTAGTCTCCTACAGGAGGATATGTTGGTGATCCTGTAGGAGCAGTAGTGGTGTTATAAGTAATTGCATTAAGAAATGCGTCTGGAAGGTGAGGGGTTACAGGTACTTTTTGACCTTTTTGTACAGGAGTTCCTAAAATTGTAGGGTTTACATTTAGGAGCATAGAAGACGATATTGAGTAAGTTCCGTTATCTCCGTTTAAACCTCCGCCATTTATGGTGCCGCTTAATGTAAAAGGTGTAGATGAGCTGGCTACATAGGCATTAGGGCTAAGGGTAAACCAGAAAGTATCTCCAGTACCTTGATGGGAAATGTTTGGTCCAGCAGAAAAAGTGTTGTGGTCAGTATTTACTTTGCCCAAGGTAAACCCGGACACACTGGTTGCATTATGTACAGTAACGTAACTATTAGTTAGCCAGTAATAGGTACCACCAAAAAGCTGATAGAACCTAATCCTATACTGAACTTGATACCCAATAGGAAGCGTAAATGTTGTAGCTGCAGGCACAGTCTTGCTTGTAGCTTTGGTATTAGTTTCCCTATACAGGCAATAGAATGATGGAGGGTTATTTGCAATATCAGCCAAGTTAAAAGAAGACGTGTAGTACACGCCGGCAGTACTGGCGTTGTTTGCTGTAGCTAGATCATTATTAAGATCTACATAGCTCCAGTTCATCCAAGCTTCTATAGTATAAAAGTATTGATATGTAGGTGTAGGCATTATAGGGCGCTCGCAATCTTATCTAGAACTCCCCTAGAAGTTAGTCTCTGTGACACGGCTTTAACTAACCTTTCAGTCTCTTCAATACTTCCTTGAGCAATATGTACATTCATATCTAGCTTAATTGTAACATTAGATCTAGCGTTAAAGGTTGCGCTGCTTCCGGTTGATGAGTGTACAGACGGAGCATCTGGAGTAGTGCTGATGCCTAGAGAAGCTGGTCCACCACCCTGCCCAATATCGTGGGCAGCAGTTTGAGCTTCCTTAAGATATTTAAGGAATGATCCACTTGTATATGTAGACCATGGGTTAAAGTTATGTCCCTTATTACTGATGGTATACCCAGCAGCAGCGTTAAAGCTAGGGTTACGAAGGCGAGAACCATCTCTAAATGGCTCGTTATATGCCTTCCAATCTTTAAGAGAACGAACCTGGAATAGACCATAGCTTGGACCCCACTTAGCATCTTGCAACTTTACATCGCCTACTGCTCCAGGACGTCCACCAGACTCTGCTAAAGTAATAGCAAAAGCTGTTTGCAAAGCTTTACCCGAGAATCCTTTAGCACTAAGGGTTCTCATTAACCCATCTTTACCGCCAGGAATCATCTTTTCATCTACCTGTGGTCCAGAAATACCGGCCATAATATCTGCAGCCTTGCTTGCTCCGACCTTCTTAACAAGATCAGAGTATGTCATTGCCTTACCAGTAATTGAGTTGCTTAATAG